TTATTTTGTTTTTGACACAAGAGATAAATTACCAAATGAATATTTTATTGATATAAAAGTGGTATCCGACAAAAATATAGATACTTATAAAAGAGAACTACAATTTCAAATTGTGAATAAAAAGTAAAAAATAATTAATTATGGCACAAACAAGCGCAAATACAGAAACCACATTTTGTGAACAAATATGTGACGGATCAGGTGGAACTACAGTGGTAACATTAAACCCACCTCATCCAGTTTATTCTGACTTAACAGGTGGAACTGTTGTTCAATTAAATATGGTCACTTTGGGTGGTCCTACTGGTTTAAATTCATAAAGTGATGGAATTGGATAGAATTATAAAAAAAGTCCTCTTAGAGGAGAAATACGGGTCAAATAGATATATGTTTTTTCAAAATCTTGAACAAATGAAAAGACAATGTGAAATGTTACTTGAAATGGATGAAAATCAAATTGAATCCATTTTGGAAAATGGTCACGATTGGGCTCAAGATCATATCGCTGAAGCAAAAAACAATATGGATCAGGTTTTTGATTTTATTATGAATGAAGTTAAAGGTGATGATTCATATGATGAAGATATGATTGAGGAGGGTAAGAAAAAAAAGAATGTTGCAACAAATAAAAAATTATGGCAACAATCTTTAGCTTGGGCTAGACAACGTTATGATGTATGTCCTAGTGCTTATTGTAATGGTGCCGCAGTTAAGAGATATAACTCAAAAGGTGGTAAGTGGACAAAAAAATAATTTACAGATTTAGACACTTTACCCAAATTCCACATATTTATGTATATGGAAACAAAGTATTGTAAAGAATGTAATGAACTAAAACCATTAAGTGAATTTTATACTTCACAAAAAAGTTTATTGTGTAAATATCACCACAAATTACGAGGTAGAATCAACAAAAAAAAGTACAGACAAGACCCAAAAAATATTGAAAAAGAAAAACTAAAATCACAAGAAAGAAAATTGAGATTATGGGCTAACGATTTATTACATTCAACAAAAAGAAGAAATTTTGAAAATACATTAACTGTTGATGAAATTCTTGAAGTTTATCAAAATCAAGGTGGATTATGTTATTGGTTTAATGTTCCTTTAATCCCAACACTAACAAATAAACACCCACAACAACCTTCGATAGATAGATTAGATAGATTTAAAGGTTATACTAAAGACAATGTTGTTTTAACTTGTTATGCTGCTAATATCGGAAGAAATGAAACAAGTGTTGATATTTGGCAGAACTTTATTTCTTTATTATTTAATGGTAAATCAGAAGAGTCTAAATTAAATTGTGAAATTACTAATTTAAAAAATAAAATACAGGAATTAGACACTAAAGATGAATTTGTAATTTATGATGAAAATTTAAATGAAACCGTTGTCAAAAATTTACACGAATATTGTAGACAGAATAATATTAATCAAAATACTTTGCGTTCTGCCAGAAAAAAAATAAAAAGAAATGTACAAAAAGGTTTAATAGTTTTAAACAGAAGTAAAAATGAAACAATTGAAAAAAGAGTTTATAAATTAACATCACCAAATGGGGATGTATTCAATCTAACTTCTTTGAGAAATTTTTGTGTGGAACATAATCTAAACGATAGTGTATTACATAGAGTAGGTAAAGGTGAATTAAAACACTATAAAGGTTGGAAATGTGAATATAAAATATTAATGTTAGACTAAAATTGTTAAATAACCGATAATATTTGTTGTATTAAAATATCCAAAGACTCATTTTGAGTCTTTTTTGGTTTGTAGGAAACCATAACCGGTTTTTGACCTTTACCTGTTTGTGTGTCTTTTTTCTCAGCTTTTCTTTTTTGTTGGCAAGCTGACCTTTTTTCAGAATCACTCATTTTTCCAGCAACACCGGCAGCTCTACATTTTGGATAACCACCCTTACTGGTATCTGGTCTACCACAAGGGGGATGTTTACCATCAACTTTTCTACAGATATTAACCCACGGACCTTTTGGTTGTGAAGAACCTTTTGGTTTTTTCTTTTTCCCAAACCAAACAGCCAAATCTTCAGTTAATGATATTTCATCTAACTCAACCCATTCTCTAACTATTGGAACGATTTTCTGACCTTTACCGGGTGTTGGATTAATCGGATTACCATCATCATCATTTAACTGATGGTGGGTTTTATTGTATTTTGATATTTTTTTTGATTTAGCCTCCAATTTTTTTCTATCTTTCTTATGTGAATCTAATGACCCATCATAACTATCATATTGAAGTTCAGCATTAAAAAAATCAGAAACTTTTGTGGTAAAAGGACCTAATGTTTCTTTTTTCCAATCAATCTCACCCATCGTTAATGGTCCGTTATAGGAACCAGCGTACCTACTTGAATTTACCTCATTTAAAACTTCCTCTATTATTTTTTTAATATCCATTAGTGTCTTTTCTTACTTAATAAATATCTGTACAATAATAAATGTAAGTGATAGGTTGCGAGGGTTATAATCCCAAACGTTTCCGACCAAAATAACCCATTAAAAATAAAAATAAGTGAACATAAAAATATGAAAAAGTAATACCTCATCCTTTTAATTGACCACAATGAAATACCAGAAAATATAAAAAATAATATGGCAAAAATATTGTGTAACCAAAAATAGTCACAAACCGGGAATGCCGTCAATAACAAAAGAAGTAAAGCTGGAATTCTCCATTTCTCCAATTTAAAAAAGAAAAAACTAACAAGGGCGTTTGTGATTATGAATAGGGGTTGTAAAGATGTGTTCCAGGAGTGTGAAATGGCAAATTGATCACCAATGGTCATATAAATAATAAAAGGTTGTAACATAGCTAAACCCGATGTAAACAACCTTTCAAATATATCCCATTTTAACATTTATCTTATCATTTTTCTTATAGACCCATCTTCATAAATTTCAATAACAACACCACTTGTTTCATCTGGATTAATTTCTTGACCAAGTAAATTTATATACTTAACAACTTTTTTGTCACCAACACTTTTTGTCACCACAATCGGCCCATATGTTTTAAATTGACCATCAATATCATATTGTTGTAATCTATAATAACTTAAAGGATGTTGATTATAATCAATAAATGAGTATTTTTGTTCGGTTGTTGAATTTCCGGCGGATTTTACTTTTGATATCATTTTCCAATTCTCACCATCAAAACTATTTTCTAGATCAAAATAACTTGAGTTATGTTCAGAAGCCGTTGTCCATTTAATAACATTAAATAAAGGGTAAGGTATTCCATCAAAAAGAGTAAGTTCAACAGGTAAAGGTTGGTTTGTTGATACTGAAAGTTTAAACGTACCCGTTGTTCCACCCCCATATTCCCAAAAACGGATGTAAATTGTTTCATTGGCCACAAAATCCGATCTAGTAATATATGGCATTAATCCATTTGGACTATCATCATCATCACATTCAATTTCAGTTAACGAACCAATAGTTCCTCTATAAATTGTCATCCCCCCATCTGTAATATCTTCAGTTTGTGTATCAAATTCTAGGGTATTTACATTCCATGGTGGAACTGTTACTTTGAACCAAACATCCTCACCTGTATATGAAGCACATGATGGCGTAGATTCTGTTGTGGTATTTGTAGAATATAAATTTGTATATGTTGAATATGTTATGCTGCTATTTACAGTTAATTGAGTTGCTCCACTAGGATCATCATTTGAAGGTGGTGTGAATGTTGTGAAAGACCAAGTGTTGCATCCACTAGGAGTTGCCTCTACTGAATTTTTAGGTACTATTTTCCAATAATATGTTGTTCCTGTTAATAATGTCCCTGGTGAATATGATGTTAAAGAAGTATTTGTTGTTGGGGTTGAAGGTAATGTTGTTCCAAAATAAACGTCATAAGTAGTGGCATGGGTAGCAGATGGCCAACTTAATGTTGGGGTTAATCCAATGTTAGTAGCACCATCCGTTGGAGTTGTTGGTGATGAAATACATGTTGGGATTGGTAAAGTAATAGATGTTACTGTAGCTAAAAATCCACCCCATGTCCCAACATTTGAAACATCTGTTGTCCAAAGTAATGTAAGTTGACCTGAAGCATTCGTAGCAGTTATATTTGAGGGTGTTGTTGTTCCATTAAGTGTAGCTAGTAATGTTGCTGATGTGTTTGCTCCATCATATACATACAAATAGTCATAACTGGTTTCTAAATCTAAATGGGAAAATGTAAGTCTTAAACGTTTTGTATTATCTGAAGGGGTTAATGTTACTGTTCTACTAACATTATTAGTATAACCACCTAAACCCGTTCCTTGCGGTCCTGTATCATCACATATTGAATATGTAAAAGATGAGTTTAATGTTGAACTACATGAGCTCAAGAATGGCATTAATGTATTTGAACTTGTAGTGGTAGATGTTAACCCCAAATCATCAATATAACGTTCAGCTGTACCCGAAGCACGTTTATCAATAATTCTAATATGAACATTAGTTAATCCTAATACACCTATATCAACAGATGCTAAAGCATATGTAGTGGAAAAAGTTGTTACTGCTAAACGTTCTGTCCAAGTTGTACCATTTAGGGATGTTTCTACTGAAAATTTTGGAGTACCAGTTGATGTTGAACTTCTTCTATAATAAAATGTTAATACACCTGGATTTGATACTTGGGGTAAACGGATTGCATCATTGAGGGCATTGAATGTAAGATAATTTGCTCCTGTTCTAGCAGTTGCTGCTGTGGTGCCATATAAAACAGAAGTATTTATCCATGTCCCTTGTTGTGTAGGCAATGCTGTTGAGAAACTCTCATATATAAAGTATTGGTTACATTGGGAATATCCGAATGAAATTAACAATGTAAAAATAAACATAAAAACATTTTTCATTATAATTGTTTTAATTTTTTTTACACTCACTTGTAGAGACCATAAGGAAACCCCCATCTACCATGGGCCGGCTGAGTATTTATATAAATATAAGTAAAAATCCTTAATTTCTCATTTACTTTTAATATAGATGAATATTTATGTTGTTTTAATTATTATTTTTCATTTAAATCCAAAACATACTTAAATAACCCACAATTCCATATTTTATCAAAACCAAGTTCTTCGGTTAATTGTGATTCGGATTTGGTGAAATCAAGATCCGGATACCTTCTTTTCAAATTATTTTTACCCATAGAAAATTTATGAAACCTTTTATATTTGTTGATTTTTGAACTATAGTAATAATAAGATGGTTTAACAATTGATGTTAATTCAAACCCAAGTTTTGTATATAAATTATTATCCGGATTAACGGTCCACCTCCTATCGGCAAAACTAATGATTTGTTTTGGGTTATAATCATTTATAAACACTTTAAGAAACTTTGAGGCCAACCCATTAACAACAAACCCAGAATTTGTTGAATATCTTGATAACTCAAATTCCCCATCTTGCGTTTTGGTCATATTTCTTTTTTTATTAAAGGTCATAATACCAACCATAACATCACCAAAAAACGCCCCATAATAGACATCAGATTTGTCATTACCTTGTATGTGAAAATTATCCAGAAATCTGGTTTTTTCTTCTTTTGTTATGTTTTTTATTTTTACTTGTCTGGCACCAATTTTTGTTCCCTCACTTTTATTTAGGATATGTCTAATTTTATTTTTGACAAGTTCCTTATTCTTAACCCATTCATCTTCATAAATGTGATATAATTTATAACCCATAAGAGAACAATCAATAGTTTTATTTAGATGGTATTTTGAATCCTTACCCATTTTTTCGGTGTGATAATATAAACCATCATATTCAAAACAAATTTTTAAACTGGGTATTACCAAGTCAATTTCTTTACCTTCCAATATTTTTCTATTTTTTCCTTTAACAACATCAAACCCTAATGTTTCCAAAAATTCTTTAATTTCGGATTCACCTTTTGATGTCCAAGTGGGTTCCAATGTTTGGTTTAATAATTTTGTACTTTCACTTAATTTCTTGGATGTTGTTTCAGATACTATTTTTGAATTTGGAAATTTTAACTTATATTGTTCAATATCCATATTGTGTTTGTTTTTTAGATGGGTATTTGTAATTGATTTCATTTTTTCATTACAAATTTGACAAAAAACAACATTTTCTTTTTTATTTAATTCATTTTTTTTAATGGTATTTGGATGAAACACATATTCTGTCGGAAATTGATCAAGATATTGACTCATTGTGAGATTATGTGTTTTTATAATATGTTGTTCAAAACAACCAGTTTTATTATTTATATCACTAGTTTCCCATTCACATAAAGAACATTTTCTTATTTGTTTTTTTTCTTCACTTATAATATCAAAATACCCCTCAAACCATTTTTTGTTATGTTCAAGTTCATATTTTTTTCGTTGGTAATTATTTTGGGGTATATTTACATCACCATAATGTTCAATAATATGTTTTGTTAATTTACCGGATAAATTATTAGGGTCATTAATAGTAATGTTCGTTTTTTTACATTTTGCAACCAGAATGGTATTATCTGTTGGTATGTATTTTTTTGTTTTGTTGATTTCTATTTCAGTTGTTTGTCCTGTTTTAATTTGACCACCCTTTTTGTTGACCTCAACATTATGGTCTTTTAAAATTTGAGATATTTTCTTGTGACCAACTTTAAACTTTTCGGCCAATTTATGAGTACTGGGAATTTGATTTTGATATAAAGAAATGATCTCCAAAATATCATCATTAGATAGGGTAGTTTTCATACCATAAAGATACAAAAAATAAATTTATAATCCATTCAATTTTACACCTAATTGATGACCTTATTTACAAAATATTATTTGATTTTATAAGATTGTCACGACCCCATAATGGTTGAAGATTTTCTAATGACCAACATTTCATAAATTCCTCATCTCCTATTTCTTTAATATCAAAAGATGAAATTGGTAATATATGGTCAACATGCCATTTACCATAATTCTCCCAATTCATACCATCCTTAAATTGTTTTTCAAGATGTGTGATAAGGTCTTGAGCTGAATAATTTAAAACTTCAAAATAACGTCCATTTTTTTCAACATTACTTTCTTTAAGTACTTGGTAAATTGCGGTTCTGAAATTACTGATTAATTTATAGAGGGGGTCACTATCTTTACGTTTTTTTTGATATAGTCTTTTATTTTCTCTCCATTTATCTCTATTTTCGTCCCTCCAGTCCCTATGATACTCATTTAAACGGTCTCTATTCTTTTCTGACCATTCTTTATGGTATTGTGATTTTTTATCTTTATATTTATGATAATTTCTTTTATATGATGCGCTTTTACCACCTTTATATTTCATACCAGGTACACCAACTTTAACGTTATTTTCTTTAAGGACTCTTAATATTATATGTTTAGGGATGTTTAGTTTTTCAGAAATAGATGGGCTACCTAACATTTCATCATTATACAGTCTAACAATTTCTTTTTGTGTTTCATCATCAATTATTATCTTTTTCATATAATATAAATATAACGTAGAAATGATTATTGTAAATAGGTTAATAAAAAAAGGTCAGATTTCTCTGACCTTTTTCTTATTCTAAAGATATTGATTATCTCAATTCTTGTAAATCAAACGTTCTAACACCGTCAACAGTAATTCTCGCGTAAAATCTGTTGTTCACCATTTTCTTCGCGTATCTTGTCATAATCCCCTTAATTGGAGTAAAATTAAATGGATTATACATTGTAGGTGTTAATTGTAGAGGCACATACGGAGCATAAACATATCCAGTATCTAACAAAGAAGAACCTTTGTGTCCGATAAGGATTTGGTTAGCTGGGAAGTAAGGATCTCTATACACTTGGTATCTTCCTGCTAATGTACCAACTCTTTCAATACCCATGTTGTATTGATCTTGCTCCGGAGAAGCATTTGATACGTGGAAGTACTCAAGGTCATCAAAGATTGCAGAAACCTCAGAAGAAACAACAATCCAGTTTGCACCACCTCTTAAAGTAGATTTGTGGATTTGTGCAGACAATTGGTTGATTGCTGTAATCAAAGTTTGGTTCCAATCTTTTTGAGTGTAAGAAGTTGTTTGTTGAATTCTTCTCCATCCGTTGTAATCCCATCTTAGGTTCCAAGCAGCACCTTTTCTAAGGTCTCTTAGGATTTCTCTATCAATTTCAGCAGCAACTTGCTCAGACAATAAAGCTGTCAATTCAGCTTCAGCATCAATGTTATGGAACGCTGAAACGTCTTGTGCTAATTCTGGAGACCATTGAGCTCTTAGTTTTCTTTCTGTAACAGATACAGTAACTGACTCAAGGTCAAAAGAAACTTCACCGATTCTATCTTCAAATTCCATTTCTTTGTATCTCTTGTATGTTACAGTAAATGCAGTACCAGAAGTTACAGCAGAAACAGTAGCACCTGTGTAACCATCAAGTGTAGTAGCACCACAATCAACACATGCAGGACAAGAAAGGTCAACTTCTAAATAGATAAATCCGTCTTGAGAACAAATATTGTCATAAAAACCATCATTACCAGTACCCGGCCAAGTGGCTTGAGTAGAAGTAGATGTTGGAGCAACAATTCCTTTACCATATTGTTGAGTAACAACTCTAAATAATAATGGTGTGTTAGCAGGAACAGCACAAGGTGAAGCTGGGTCAAGAACTAAACCAGCACCTTTGATAACTTTAAGGTCAGAAAGGAATGATTCGTTGTCAATTTCGTTTCCGTCTGGTCCGATTAATTTACCAACACCAGCACTTGCGAAACCACCAACTTTAATAATCATTTTTCTTACACCTGAAGTTTCGTAAGATGTTTCGTTAGCAACCAATGTACCGTTAGACCAAGCAACAGTAGTTACGTTAGAAGCAGTAACCGCTGTCCACTCACCTTTAGAGTAATCAAACAATCCTGGAGGATCTAAAGCCGCTTCAGCTCCTTCGTAAAATAAATCATAAAGATTTTTAGCATACTGAGTACCATCATTGTAACCAGTACCTACGTTCGCAGTTGAACCTGGTGCTCCAATTGGTTGGTTATGTATACCGTTAGTTGTAGGGTTAGCAGTTGTATACCCTTGGATTTTAGGTACAAAGTAGAACAATTTACCGATTGGTAAGTTCATAGCTTGTACTGATACGATGTCGTTAGCCAACAACTTAGAGAATACTCTTCTTACGATAGGGAATACTACAGTTTCAAAAGAACCTGAACTATCAGTTGCTGCCGCTTCGTTAATTAGGTGAGATGCTTGGTTCTCATATAATTGAGCCATGTTCTCTTTAATATGTCCTTTAAGACCGTCTAGGAATCCTAATTTATCCCATTTGTTAATAGTATCTTCTTTGATAACTTTAAGGTGTTTTAAACCGATGTTACCAACAAGACCTGAATCTAATAATGCTCCCATTTTTTCTAGTTTTTTAAATTTGAGTTTATTGTTTATTTATTTTATTTTTGTCATCAAATCCTTCATTCTCATAAATTGAGGATTTTCATACGTTTTACTTTCAATTAAATTTGTTGATGATCCGTTTTGAGGAGTCTTAACTACTTTTTGTTGTACACTTTCAGTAATTGATTGACTTGTTGTCTCATTGGATAACTCATCTTTAATTGTTTTGTAAAGTGTCTTAGATTCTTTGATTGTTTCAACATTGTCAAATCTTCTAAGTACATTTATTTTTTCTTGTTTTGTTGTTGAATGTTCAGTAAACAATCTTGTTGCGTACGCTAGATTAGAATTAAATACAGCAACCTCGTCCATTTTCTTTCTCAAAAAGTCCAATGCTTTTTTGTATTCTTCATTCTTTTCTCTTAACAAGTTTAATTCACTTTGAATTGATTCAACTTCAAGGTGTCTTGGGGCTGCCTTTGGTTTTGGTAAACCTTTTCTTCCCCACTTTCTTCCACTACCTAAAGTTCTTGAAGCTTCAGTTGTTTCGGCTTCTTCCATTTCGTCAGTTTCAGTTTCAGTTACTCCACCTTTCATTTTTGAAGGATATTTGAAATTTGGTTTACCCATTCCAACACCTTTACCTCCGGATTTCTTTTCTTCTTTAAAACCCTTCATGTTAACAGATGTTTTGCTCATACCTGAACCAGGTTTACCCATTCCAACTCCTTTAGCTTTGAATGATTCTAAAACAGATTCCAAAGTTTCTTGATCAATTTCATAAACGTTTTCGTCCATTTCTTCTTCGTCCATTTCTTCTTCGTCCATTTCTTCTTCATCCATTTCCTCTTCATCCATTTCTTCAGACCAAGATTCATCCATTTCTTCTTCGTCCATATAATTTTCCATCATATTCATAGATTCCGCTTCTGCCGACTCACCACCAAATGTGATTAAATACTCAGTGTCATTATTGTTATCAACCAAGTGGATGTCACCATCATCTTGTTTTTTAATAATGATACCATCTTCATCACCCATTGCCTTAAATACTCTCAAAACCTCATCAGCTGAAGCTTGAGTTAAGTCAAGTGGAGGTAGTTCATCCTCGTTATCATCTTCCATGTCAAAATCCATATCTAACATTTCTGAATCATCCTCACCTTCATCTTCCATTTCAGCATCAAATTCAACATCACCTGTTTCATCTTCAACCTCCATATCGTCTTCCATTTCTACATCCATTTCTGAATCTTCTTCATCTTGTTCGGTAAGTTTAGTTTTTTCCTTTAAGGATTCTTTTACTAGTTCTGCGATTTCTTCCTTCATGGTAGAAGCAAGTATTCCTTTTGCATTTTCACTGATAGCCTCTTCTATTGCTTTCATTTGCAATAAAGCTTGTTCAACTACAGATTTATTTTTTTCCATAAAATTTTGCAATATTTGCCTTATAAAAAGTTTATTTTTCCTAATAAATATGCGTCACTTTGAAAAAAGTTAAAAAAATGTGGATTTAATATAAAAAAAGGGAATATTTTTTGATATTCCCCAATTATTAGATACAAAAAATCCACCTTTTATGGTGGATTACATTATTTTATTACTCAATATTGTTTATTTTTTGTCGTATTTATAATTTTTAAAAGTTCTTCTCAAATCATTTACTGAATACCCACCAATTGAATCGTATGGTTCATCTAAATCAACAGGTTTACTATATTTCAGTTCTTCTAATCTACGATATAAACCTTTATCATAATATTTAATTTCACCAATAATTTGGTCATCACTCATATTGTAAACCTCATCTTCTTCTAAACCAATTTCACGACATAAAAATTCCCTCGCTTGGTCCAATAATTCATCATATTCTTCTTGATTGAAATTATTGTCAATAACTGAATCATCGTCAAATTCATCGTTTACTTCCTGGATTACTCGTTTAACAATACGAGTTAAATCCGATTCTGTTAATTTAATTACTTTTTTCATAATATTATTTAATTATTTTATTTGTAAGTTTCCTCCAATATTAATCATTCCTTTAATTTCATCTTCAGTATACATATCCAATAATGGTGTATTTTTAGTCAATGTTACATCCCCTTTTACCGTTTTTAAATTACCAAAGTCTTCAAAATTGTTACCATAAACCCAAAGTTTACCATTTATAGTTTTAATATTTTGTAGTGATTTGATTTTATCACTATTAACAGTTAAATTACCATCTATAACTTCAACATCATTAAAATCTTCCATTGACGAAGCATCTAAATTACCAACAACTTTTTTTATACCTTTTGGAATTTCATAATATACTTCATCGGCACTGATTGTACTATTTTCTTTATTCATTTCTTTTTTTATTTCAGTTGGTGTGATTTCAGAAGGTTTTTGTTTTTCAGAATTTACTTGTGGGTTTGTTTGTTCAATTTTAACCATATTGTATAAAAACTCACTAATATTTTTAGCGCCAGTAATGTTACTTTTCCTTAATTGATTTCTAAACATATCAATCATTATTTCCAATCTTTCTAACGAAATACCGTCATAACCTTTAAACATATCGGATCTTGATGGTGTAATTAATCCTTTTCTTTCTAGGTTTTTTAATTTTCTTACAGCAAATTCATCCGCCACACTTTCAACTTGTTTCATAAATTGTGCGGCTTCTTTTAAATCCATTTCATCACTATATAATTCAAGCATTTTTTCCATTCCATATTTTTTAAATTGGTATTGGTGTGCCAATTCGTGAAATAAAATAAATAAGAATCTACCCAAAGTGTTCTCTAATGTCCTTGGGGTTAAAATTAACTTATCACCTAAGGCCAATCCATCACCCATTTTAAGTTTTTCAAACGTAATATTTTTACACTCAGAATTTTTAATAGTATTTATAATTTCATTTCTCAACTCATCTGAAATGTTATATTTATCAACTATTGTTTGGATAAATCCACTTTCACCTTGAGTTTGTTCGGAAATAACGCGTTTAATTATTCTTGTTAAATCCGATTCTGTTAATCTTACTATTTTTTTCATAATTTTTATGTTTTTTTTAATTATAATCTTCTAAAAGTTCAATATAGTTTCGTAATTTTGTAACCATTTCAAAATCATCATTTTCAACCGCAATTTCAATAATTTCAATAACAAGATTAATCACACTATCCTTACGCTCAAGAAGTTTTTCACGAGTCATTTTCTCCTTACCTTCTTTACTTATATCCATAAAAGATGTGAACATATCAATTAATCCTTGTGATTCTTCATCACTCATATCCGATATATTAATCCCCATTTGATCTGAAACCATTTTTTTTATTTTATTTATGGAATATATTTTTTCATACTCCTTATAAGCGGGGTCATTGTCTAGTTCGGTATCAACATCAATGATATGTTGTAGTTTTTCATCTTTCAATTCATCATCTTCTTTAAGTAACCTTTTTTCCAGTCTTTGATTTGATTCTTGGATATGTCTAATTTTACTGAAACTTTTATTCATAATATATTTTACATTATAAATATATAGTAAAAAAAAGACACAAAAAAAGGAGATATTTTGCAATACCTCCTTTAAAACAATTTAATTTTTAGTTGAAATTATTCAATAACTTCGTCAATTTTACTCTCAACAATGGCCGTAATTCTCCAATCCATTGTATAAGATTCATAAAGTTTAGTCACCTTCGCTTCAACATCTGTTGGTGAGAAACCTCTAACCAACTTTTCTTCTTTCATTTTTTTTACTTTCCCTGAGTTCTCATCCACCATATCAGTGGTTACTCTTGCTACAAAATACTTTTCATCCATAATTTAAATTTTTACTTTCCTAAATAATCGGATAATCTTTTCATTAAGTCAACTGATTTGGAAAATGAATTTGAATCAATATTTTGTTGTTCAGATAATTTTTCTTCGTATTTTGGTCTATCTTCTTGATTTAAATAAAGATAAGCCCCCGGTGTGGATGGTGAAGAAACCAAATCAAAACAAATTAATTCAAAATCTTCTTGTACTTCATTTTGTTCCCCTTTTTTAACCAAAGAACCAACACCTCTTGATGATACCCCCATTGTTACACCTTGTCTCATCATATTAGCGGCAACATCACCTTTTGATGATACAATTCCTCTCTCGTGAAATCCGGGTGTTGTTAATAATTTAATTTTTCCCATCAATACATTATCTTCCCACCATACATCAGTTATGAGATGAGCTACTCTATCCAAATCAATTAGTGATGATTCTGGGTGATTAAGTTCTGAAATTGACATTCCACGATTAATCATATCTTTGTATTTCTCAGCTTCCCTTTTTAATATTTTCTCAGGGTAAATTCTTCCGTTTCTATTTGGTACACCATATTTTTGAAGTGTGGCATAAAACACAAAAGGTTTTGAATGGTCAAGTTGTCCGTAAGATTCTTTTATCACTAGATTATTTCTGGTATCATTTGGATTGATAGTTCCAGCATCCCATTCCACAAGAATCCCCTTACCCGTATCGTTTGGTCCTAATATTTTCATAATATATTTTTATGATAAATATTCACTAACTTCAGTTTCTTTAGTTTTTGTGAGACTTAATGTGAAATACTTTGATTTTTTTAAATCATCCAAATAGATTGATGATATTATATTTTTGATTTTTGACCTTAAAATTAATGATTTAAAATCCAAGGTTTTGTCGTGAACAAATAAAGTAATTTCCAGATTTAAAAAACTTCTTTTATTTTTTTGAATTCCACTTGTTCTTAAATCAAGATCAACTATTTGTTTTTTTTCAAACGTTAATGGGTCAACAACTTCCAATAACGTGTGTTGAATTTGTCTTTTTATAACTCCAGTTATTCTGTTCCAATTTTCTTCGTCATCCAAGGGTTCAATCCAAGTTTGTAATACCACATAAATTGATTTTAGTTCTTTTGAGTCCACTGTCCCATAATGACATTTTGCGTCATCAAAAATTTTTAGTTTTGATGTTTTTCCTTTTTTCATTTTCCATATCTTTCAAGTTTATTGTTTGAAAAAATATAACAAAACTTTTTACATTTGTCAAAAATCATTATATTTATGTTGTAAAACAAAAAATTATGATAATTATTCCCGTTAAAAATGAAAAATCATTGGAGCAAGCACTTAAACAATATAAGTTTAAGGTTTCCAAAACAAAACAAATTCAACAACTTCAAGAAAGAAAGGAATTTGTAAAACCGTCTGTAATTAAAAGAGAAGAAAAAAAGAAAGCACAGTACAAACAAAAAAATCAAATTTCTTCTTGATCGTTACTTTTTTTGTTGTCATATTTTTTTCCAAAAATAGATTCAGTTGAAGTTAAACCAAGTGTACCAAACGCAAGTAAACCGATAACGTCAACAATACCATCATTGGGACAAAATTTACCTTTTGAGAATAAGGAAATGAATAAAGCCGTGATTAGTGATAGTACACACAAAATCCCAACAAATCTTTTTGATGATAACGTTTGTGTTCCGGAACCCAACAATGATTTTATAAATTTACTCATAAGTCGGAATTTAATTTTCTTAATTTATAAAGATTGTAGTGGTCAACTTCTGTATCTGAAATTTTGGAAATGGTGTCATTGATCGTTGAATTCAATTCACCATCCTTTGATTCGTTTAATGTGACCTTTAATTTTGAAATAATAGATTCTTTTAATTCTGAGATTTCATTTTCAATTTCATTTTTACTTAAACTTTTTAATTCTGAAATTTCTTTAATCTCATTTTCATTTAAGTTAATATTACTTTTTAAAGTGGACTCATACATTTTTACCATTGTTTGTAACGGCATATTTACTGTCTCTTTATTTTCAAGTTTAACAGACTCTTTAATTAAAACATTTTTAATTTGTTTTTTGGATTCCAAAACTTTCTCCAAGTTTTTGATTGAATCATTATAAATTAATGTATCAATATTTTTGTAGTTGTTTGAAGTTGACTCAACGATATTCTCCAACCAGTTTGATAGTTTATTTAATGTTTTTTCATTTTCAGAAACCAACACTTTTGAATATTCAACATTTTCATTGATGTAATCATCAGCGATATCCCTATCCAGACCTTTATTTGTTGAGAGATCGTCATAGATATAATATAGTTCACAGATATCTTTATTTTCCAAAACCATATTTTTAAAAACGGTCATATATTTAGAAAATTCATTCTTTTTATAAGAAACAACTGACGCTTCCTCCAACATTGTTTTTATTTTACCAAATGTATTCATAATTTGTTTTTATAATAAATATATCACTTATCCAATAAATCTTTTAATTTGTCATCAATTTCATTAATGGTTAATCTACCCTTTGATAAATCAAGAGAGGTTTTACCATAATATAAGTTATCTTCCAGAATTAAATTTAAATCATTTTTCTTGGTTGATTCTGGTGTTACTCCTACTTCACCTCCTGGTTCTGGTCCCGGTGGTGGGGGTGGTCCTCCTAGTTCAGATCCTCCACCCATTGGTGGCATTCCTCCAGGTTCTTCTCCACCTTCTGGTGCTTCACCTGCCGGTTCACCTGGTTTTTTACCATATAATTGATCAATATTATCAAACAATCCAGTTTTTGTAATGACTTCAGGTGTTTTAGCAAGTTCAGCTGCAACAGCCCTTTCAATTCGTTGTTGTTGTAAATCCAATCTGATCTCCTCATCTGAGAAACCTAGAATATTCTTTTTAGCCCAAGAAGCTGAGGTTGGTGCAACCGAATTTGCGATTTCAGCTACCGCATTTTTGTATAATTCAATTTTTTCTTTCCACAATTCCAATGAAAGAAGTTCGGATTGTTTTGATGGATTGTGTAACCCCAACGTAAAGTTTGTTAGTTCATCTTCAAACCCTAATAAAAATAAATGAATAATGGCAATCTTATTAAGTTCGGCCAACATTGATTTTTGAATTTTGTTGATTGTTCTTGCAAATCTAATATCAAGTAAAGATAAGTTTTGTCCATTACCTACTGCTTCTTCAAAACCTAAATACGCCTTTGGTATTCTAAGGGCAGTTACCAGTTTCTTTTGGATATATTCAATATCAGCAATTTCGGCTAAGTTTGTACCACCCGGCAATGTTTCAATTGGATTGGTTTGGGAAGGGTCTCTAACCGGGATAAAGTAATCTTGATCTACGGCCAATTGGTTGTATCTCATATCCACATTTCCAGTTTTAGGGTCCGCAATCTGATCTCTTTTAAATTTGTTTGCCACACGTTGTACATATGAATCAACATCTTTGTCATCCATATTTCCGACAAATACTTTAAATACCCTTCTTTCTGGTGCTCTTGATACCCGGTAAATCATCATCGCATCTTCCGATAAAAGGAGCTGTTTCCATATACGTCTAGCCTTCTCCAACATAGATGTCCCATAAGGTAATTTTCGGTCATCTCCAAGTATTCTAAAGTGGGCAATTTCCCACGTATTGAACTCCATATTTTTTTCTTTCCAAACAAATTTCAAAGCATCGTTTTCCATTTCTTGTGAATATTTGTCCGGTTGAAATCTCATTCCCTTTTCCAATCTTTCAATTTGGATATTTGGTAATTGTTGACACCCAACAACCCCTTTTTCTGGGTCTAACTTTAAATATGTGAAATTGTCGCCAAATTTACAAGTGTTTCTTGTCCACATCGGTAAATTGGTGTTTATATCAAGTCTATTTACAAACAAATCAACCAATACTTGTTTAATTCTTTTTGATTCAGAGTAGACTTTTAAAATGTGTCCGTCTTGGTCAGGAGTGGTGGATTCTTCAGAGTAAATATCAAGAGCGGCAGAGATCTCAGGTGTATTGTGTGAGAAAATGGTATCTGTAGCGAAGTTCTTATAACCCGGCACAGTTAAGTCATAAACTGGTACAACACCATATGGTTCAATTGATACTATTTTGTGATTAATAACTGGTTCTTCATTTTTTGGGTGGTGGTGTTTTGATTTTTCAATACCATATGATTCCAAAAATGTAATCCAATTATTAAATCCCCCTTCTTTTATTGTTTTTAAAATTTTATTTCTACTTACATTCAATCTTTTGGCCGTATTTGTAATACTATTTTCTTGTCTAGCAATTTCAATTAATAAATCCCAAGCGATTTTTTTGAAGTTATTGTTTTTTTCACCGTAAGTATCACTATTACTTTTATCAATTCCATAAACATCCAAAAAATCAAACCAATTTTTAAACCCATTGAATCTAAGTTCATTCTGTATTTTTCTAAATGAAACACCAAGTGAGGTGGCAGTTTCCATTAACGTTCTATGTTCTCTTGCTTTTTCAACAATCAAATCAAATGATAATTTTATATATGCCGGATTATTCTCTTTAGCTCTTTTCCCTTCCCAACTATACTTACCGGTTCTTCTAGCAACTTCAGACATTTTTTGTCTATATTCGGGGTTTGCCCATAATTTTTCGTTGTTTAATCTCGCATGATAAGCTCTATGTTCGGAAATATTCATTATTTGTAAATTTTCCGGTTTGTTATTTTTACCATTGAAATCTTTATGATGAACTTCTTCGTCTTCATTAATTTTTCTTTTATAATACCACTCCGCAATTAAATTGTGTTCAGATATCCAACCATGATGACCCTCGTTTGAATTACAAGTATAAACCCAATGGTAATTTTGATTATTGTAAAAAGATTTTCTATAAAATGGCATCATTGAATCCCCCGGTTTAAGGTTTTCAACCTCACAAAAAACACCATCCCTTTTTAAGAACCTATGACCATAAGTTGCGATAATATGTGACCCATCATCAAACGTAATTTTATAAGCCATTTCATCTCTGGTATAGTGAGCATTTCTGGCGATTGCTGGTACTACTTTTTTCAAATTATGGTCATAAGCGTATGTTATAAATTCATAATCTCTACCCTTGTCTGAAAGCTCTTTTATGGTCATAAAACCATCAGGAGTGGCAATTTTGGTGTCCCCATGGATTGAGTACTCCATGGCCTCATAATCATAATATGAAGCCATTCTGGTTGGTTCATAGTACACCGCTTGTTGGTATAAATTACTCTCAACCTTCTGCCATTGTTTACCAATATACATGGTTTGTTGGGCTTCAAGTTTCTCCCTTTCAAACTCATTTTTATCTGTTGTTTTTAATAGTTGTTTCTTATCAAATTTAAACACAGGTGATTGTTGATCCAATGTGGATGTCGGACCAAATACTTTCCCTAACCTCTGCCAAACCGTTAATTTATTTTCTGCCATAATTTTCTATTTGTTTAAAAAATAAGAGTTTTTTATAATATTTAAACTCTTTTACCCCCGAATAACCATAAATACTTCTCGTAATCGCTTTTGGTTAATTGGGTTCTACCAAACTGATCCATATTGGGTGAGGAAACTGGTAAACCGGGATTAAAATTCGTATAACTATCAGAATAATTATTGGATTCAACAGACCAAGATTCCAACATAGCTTTTGCATGTTCTGTCGCCTTTTCAAGTTTGGCAAATGATGTCTCACCAACATATAAGGCCATCGCCATTGCCATAATCAAGTCATCGTGTTGTCCTTTTTGGTGATCTGGCCTACCATTAACATAAACAAATGTGTTTAATTCGTTGTATAACCTTTGTGACCTTACAGCAAAATCATGTCTTAGTGCTTCCTCAAATGAGGCAATAATCTGAACTCTTTTTGAGTTAAAATTAATTCCTGGAATTTTTTCTTGTGCTTTCGGATCCCACTTCCATTTATCTGCGTGGTTAACACCATCAACATATAGATTTTTATAACCCATTTCTTGAAGTTTCCTTGATGTTGCAACGCCCATACCTCCGGTTATATCAATTACAATGAAAGCATTATACATCGTGGCCCATTTATATGCAATTTCGGCAACGACATCTGGTGGAACTTTTCCCATATATTCCAGTACTTGTTCTCTTTCGTCAAAATCAATAATTGTAAATGTGGTGAAATCTTCACTATCCCCACGACTAACGTCACAACCCATTATGTAACGATGTCCAGCTACCGGTTCTTTCCACTGCCACAAAACACCACCCATAAATCTATTTTCTGGTTCCTTAATGAAGTTATCTTTAATTTTCTTCATTGTTTCTGGGGGTATTACGTTATCCCCAGACCCAAGAAAATTACATTCCAACTCTTGGGATATTTTTCTCCTATCAAACTTTAGTTTTTTGGCCATTGCTTCAAACCACGAACTATAAGCCCTATACCCATTCTCAATTTTTATTTTAATGTCCTCAAAGTCTCTTTCTCTAACTTTTGTATCCGTATAGTCAATTGTTATCTCATCGTCCTTGTAATCAGCTCTATTTAACATATAATGAACAATATCGTCACACTTAATAAGTTTTAAGTCCTTGGAATATCTTGGGTCTCGCCACCAATACATCTCGGTAATCCTAAAATCATTCATCCCTTTGATAGCTTGATTATAAATTGAATAATAAATTGGGTCAAATCCGTTTGGTGTTGAAATTACAATAACTTTACCTCCCGTTGATAGGGAAGCCATACACGCTGACCAGAAATCTTCATCGGCGTCAATATACGCAGCCTCATCAAATATTAGAATTGTTGGTGTATAACCACGAAGGGCATCTTTTGAGGTTGCAACCGCTTTAACTTCACAACCATTTGTTAATTTAAAGTGTCTTTGTGAGTTCTTCTCAGATGAGAAACCAACACCCATCCATTTTGGCCATTGATCAACAAAAGCCCTAACTTTATTTGCCATCTCAACTGCGGTGTCAAGTTTGTTGGCAATAATTAGAATTTTTTCTGGTTTTTCCTTTCTTGCAAATACAAGTCTTTTTGAAGCCCAAGCTGAGGTTACAGTTGATACTCCTGCTTGTCGGTATTTTAATGCGATATTTTCCTCACATTCGTCGTAATCCTTAACTAATGTAACCTGGTCGTTAAATAACTCTAAAGGAACGTATTTTGATTGTGTGTTGTCATATGTTTGTAAATATGTTTTTAGTGCGTATGCGGTATCATTTGCACATTTTGCAT